AGGGAGCTATATGGTTGTCTAACAGGTTTTGTTTTATTCGGTGCTGGTGTTTACCCCACTCTCGGTTGTCTTCATATCTTTTGTATCCATATTCATCTATAAGATCCTTTTCTGCTTGTGTTGCGTTGTTGGTTACTATTACTACCTCATCACATATCTGTAAGCTGTCTAAAGTCTTGTCTAACCACTTATCTGCTTCACCTGGACCACAAACACCATATCCTACTAGATTAAGCTCCATGGTCTTTTGCTTGCTTTCTTCGTTCTTTTGCAGACTTTATATCACCTTTCTTTTCCATGTCTTTCATTACCTTGTCGTAATTCTCTTCTCTTTCTTTTGTTGCTAGCTTGTTAATGTCTTTATATGTAAGCTCACCTTCAGCTCTTTTCTTCTCCTTTGCTGCTTTCACTCTTCTTAAATGCTCTTTCTCTTTTTTGCTAACATCTGGATCATTAAGCCCTGTCTCAATAATCTCATCGTGTACTGGTGTAGCTGACTTCTCTTTCATCAGCTTTTTGTCAGACATTTTGTTCACACGTTGGTTCATCTCGTTTACTTTTTGACGTTCGCTTGGTTTTAAACCCTTCATACTAGTTGTTTTAATATTTTATTGCGTTTACGACCGCTTTGATTGGGTGTTTTTACGTCTTGGTTTGGTGGCGGTGTGTACCCATTCTCTTTTGCTTTTGCCGCTTCTGCTTTTTGGGCTCTTTTGACTATTGAGCCTTGTTTTTCTTGTAGTTTCTTTAGTAGAACTTCAATCTTATTCTCTTGTTCTTCAATCTTCTCCTCTGCTCTCTTTACCTTTGGGTCGTCTTCATCTAAAAACTCTTCTGTTATCAACTTCTCCTTAGTTTCATACATTCTATCTACTCTCTCTCTGGCTTTACTCGCCTGCTTGCTTAGTTTTTTTATTTCGCTTTTGTTTTTGTTCACCATCTTTTTGTACGTAGTGCCGTCTGATAAGCCAAAGTTCTTAAACTCTGCGTCTTTATGTCTTTCCCATGCTTGGCTTTTGCTTTCTTCGAATACTAATTTGTTATCAGACTTACGAACAAAAAACCATGTAGGCTTAGGTGTATAGGTTTTGTGTTGTTCTTTGCTCATTTTATTTAGTTATTGACAATCTGCACTCGCCCCAACCAGATTGCTAGAAGGGGCGAGCAATAACCTAAGATTTAGGTTGTAGTTGCACTTGTGTTTGCGTTCACTAGAACTCCTTTCTTCTCTTCTAGGGTGCTTACACCGTACAGAATATCTGCAACAGTCAAGTTACCTAAGTTAGTGAGTTCGTAGCTTGATTGAACACGAACAAGTGGCTTGGATTCCATTTGCATGCTTGTCATTCTGTTTTTAAGTTGGACAGCAAATGAGAATGCTTCTGGAAGTAGTAGCAAGTTTCTGTAAGTTTGTAGTCCGCTTACTACTCGACTTGAAGTCATCAAAGGAACGTCGTAAAGACTACCCTTCTTGCTTCTTTGAATTCCAGACCCTGGGAATCTACCATTTTCTATAATGTTGAATCCAGAGATGTCTTTCTCGTAGTACTTCTGAACACCTAGAATTTGCAACCAATACACAGTTGGGTGTACGAAGAACGCACCTTCCATCTGTGGGTTCTCATCTAGTGTTTCTAGTTTCTCGATAGCAGTTCTAAGCTCTAGATCTGTTACAGCTGTTGCTGTGTCCCCTACTGTGTTAGTAGAAAGGTTAGACCATAGGCCGAACAAGCTATCTTCAAGCTCTTGAACAAGAAGTGCCTTAGCTTCTTTAGCATACTTCTCTTGCAGTGAATACTTTTTAGCAAGTTGTGCAATGGTCTTATCGCCGAATAGAAATGCAACATACTTGTGAGTATCTACTGTGTAGTTCAAGTCTTCGTCAGAAGGTGAGTTGGTTGTTACCTCAGCACCTTGAGTACTTTGAGTGTTGACCGTTAGAGTATTGTCGTAGATAGAAGGAACGTGTACTGTGTCTCCCTCTTTACTTACAAACTCTGATAGATCAGTTACAAAGCTAGAAACTACTGCGTGTGGAAACGGAGTCTCTAGCATTAAATCCGTCCACTCCTCTGTTATCATTGAGGATACTTCCGAATTGGTAAACGCGTCGTTTGTAATGGACATAAATTAGTTCGTTAGTGTCCACAGTCAGTCTCTCCTTAAAGCATACCACGCTCTTTCTGTCTCTTCTCGTATTCTTTTTGTTTTTCCGTTTTAGACTTATCGCCTCTGTTTTTATCGTCTTTTTTCTGTGCAGTAGAAAACTTATTAGAAGATGATGACGGCGTATTGTCCTCTACTTTCTTTTGAGAAGCAATAGAATTGAGAGCTGCTTGTGTAGCAGGGTTCTCTAACTCTTCTTTTGGATCGCCATCTATCTTGTCAAATAAATAATCTACCTGTTCAGGAGATAAATTGTGTCTATATTGAAAATTCCTTTTCTGATTACTTCTTTCTACTTTAGTTACCTTCTCTTCGAGCTGGTTTATCTTATCAGGATTAACTTCCTGCGTATATGAATCTTCTTGAGATGAATCCTCACCATCTCCTTCTAGCTCTTCTTTAAGTTTCTCCAGCTTCTTGTGCTTGTGCTTCCGCTGGGCATCGAGCTCTTTTACCTTCTTATCCTTCTCCTTAAGCTGCTCTCGTAGTTCTTCTTCGGATAAATCGTCTAACTTCTTCTCTTCTTTGTTGTCATTGTTTGACATAGGTTTTGTCCTATTAGTGATTTAAGTGGGCTTTACTGCCCTAGTGATTTTTGGTCGGGTTTACTCCCGTACTATTACTCGTAGCTTGTAGGTTCTTGAGGTTTTTCTTTGTTTTTGATTGTAAGGTGCTGTTCTAAGTCTTTCTCAATAATCTTAGCCATGTTTTTTCTTACTGCTATTTCATTTTCACACTCTACTGGCAAGTCTTGACTTACATCTCTTACATCAGACTTCCAATCTTTTATATAGTCTCTAAGTATTTCTCCTGCGGCTGATTGTGCTACTTCTTTTAGTTTTTTATTCATTTTGTGGTTGTGTTGATTGTGGCTGTTCGTTAGGTGATGTTTGTGGAGACTCTACTTGCTCTAGCTCTCCTCCTGCTCCCTGTGCTTGTCTTGCAGTACGTCTTACAGAGCGTCTATCTCCTGCTACAACGGATAAGTTCTCTCCTGCAAGGGAATTAATCTTTTCTAGTACTTTCTCGGCTCTAGGGTCTCCTGATTGTCTCATTAGGTTATAGTTTGTTCTTAGTGTAGCTATTCTGCTGTCTATGTTTTCTGTTTCTCCTGTGATTACTATATCTGTCTTAACCATTAGTTGATCATAAAACCCTTCTGGCAACTCCATGAATATCTCATCTTGGGTCAGCATTTCTTCCCTTACTTCTTCTCGTACTCTTCTAGGATTTATTAGGTTTCCTTTTAGTAGTTGTTCATTAATTCTTTTGCTTACTTTGTAGTCTACTAATTCTTTGGCTAGTTTAGTTACTCCTGTTTCCCCACTAAAGAATGTAACAATATGTTTCTGTCTCTTGTCTTTCTTAAATGTAGGCAAAATAAAGTCTATTGTAACACTTCTGAAGAATGTGCCTAACTCTTCTCTTTTTCTGTTAAAGTGGCTGTTAACAGACTTTGAAAGTATTGCTCCTAATCTAAACGGAGTTCCACTAGGCATTGATTCACCAGTTGCGGCTTCAAATGTAAATGCTTTCTTATCTGAGTTTTGTCTCCAAATCTGTTCATTCTGTCCATAATCTGGTAAAGATTCTGATGCGGTCTGCACCTGTCCAACTTCATCCTCAACTTCTAGCACATAACCATTCTTAACCTTATGTAAAAACTGGTCTCCTATATTTGGGTCTGCTGTCTGGAATATCTTCTTAGAAGCCCATTCAAGGTCTTTTCTTCTCATGTTAGCTGTCATGTTCTGAGCTATTTGGTTCTCAAACTGTTTCTCTGCTACTCCTTTTCCTAACCATCTACCGTCTACTCTCTCAAAGTGTGTTTCTAGGTATGGTCTTTCATTTACTTCTTCTATAAACAATAACCTCTTATCTTCATCTCCATTGCATTTAGCAATTATCGCCATTGTCTCTACACCTTCCACATAATCAGACTCTTCTATATCTTCTTCACCTTTTTTTCTTTTAAGGTACGACTTTGGAACTTTGCCATATCTCTCATAAATCTCTACTTTCTCTCCAAAGTTAAGGTTCAACTGCTCTACATCCCAATCAGGGAACTCTTTTAAGTCATCATAATCCATATCGCAATGCTTTTCTATCACATAGTCAGCTGTTTCTAGTGATTCTGCTGATTGTTCGTTTATAATATTTGAAATCTTTATTCTCTCTAGTCCTTCTTTGGTTTTCTTTACTACTGCTGTGCCATATTTGTTTCTGTCTTCATTTACTTGGTTTATAAGTTGGCTAAAATCATTCTTTACTGCCCAGTCCTTAAACTCTCTGCCCATGATGTAACTTCCCCAAGTGCTCCCGCCGTCTTCTGGAATAAAGAGAAAGTCTTTAACATCTAAATCAGTTTGCTTAGTAGCTACGTCTATTCTAAAGTTAATAATATTTAAAAATAGCTTTCTCCTACCTTGGTCGTCAGTCTGCCCACTGACAAAAGTATCGTTCGTGTAGTGGTCTACTTTCTGTAAAGTATCGTGCTGGTTAAAAGTATAACCATATTCCTCTGTATCTAAATTACGCACTCGGTCTTTCTTGCCTTGCTGAGTGCTTGCAATCGTTATTTCCTTTTGGAACTCTTGTAGTTCTTCATTTAATTGTGAGTGTAAGTCAAACTTTTTTTTCATAGTACTTATATTATATCAAGCTAGTCATATCGTGTAACCCCAGTAGGATTTGGTCTTCCACTCCCTGGTCTGTTTAGATTCTTTAGACTACTAGAGTTTCTTTGCTTAGGCTTTCTGCTACTCTTAGGCTCATAGTGAACTAAGGCATATCTCATAGCGTCCATAATGTGATCGTTTTTCTTTAATGGTTTTTCTTTCTTGTTCTTATCTCTACTTTGTTCAGGATATTTGTACTGCTCTAGTTCGTTGATAGTGTTTTTGCAGGACTTATGTACAAAAATGCGGTTGGCTTTAAACATTTCTCGCACCCTGTCTATATTCTCTAGGTCTTTATCTATTTCTCTACAACTTAGGTTCTCGTTTTTCATATCTTTAATCTTAGCAGGATCTTCGTTATCAGGATAAAAGTATCTGATATTGTGTTTGTTCGCCATTGTTTTTGCTCTTTCGGCTGTTTCACTACCTGTTAGCTCTAGCTCATACAATTCTTCAAAAATATAATAGTTACGGTCTTTGTCTACACCAATAACAGGAATAGCGGTAGGGTTTCTATACCCAAAGTCTACCCCAGCAATAACCTCTACAAAGTTTGGTGTTTTGTCTACAACGTGGAAGTTTCTTTTAAACTGTGGATAGACCAAGCCCTCCATTTTCTTAAACTCTCCCATATACTCTTGAGCAAACTTTGTCTTAGGCATACTCTGCCTATCTTTTTCAATATCTTTCTTTTCAATATGTGGGTTGTCGTAAGTTGTGAAGTGAAACCTTGAGGACTCTTTAGATGGTAGTGGTGGGTCATCTCCATCGTAATTACCTTCTGCGGCTTGAAATAGGTTATAGAAGTGATTATAGCCTTTAGGAGTGGATATAAACAGAACATCACCACTTGTATCAAGTAGCATTGGTCTGATTACACCGTTCCAGCCTGCTCCCCACTTTCTCATATCAGCTACCTCGTCTAATACTATTAAATCAAAGGCCTGCCCACGTACTTTCTCTACCTTATCCCAACCTCTTATCTTTATCAGCCCTTCTTTACCGTTTGTTGTCTTTACTGTTATCTGGTTTTTCTGTTCGCTTTTGTCTTTAAATACTTGAGTGTCTATCAATCTTTGTTTCAGTGGCTCCCACATAATATCAGTAGCTTGGTTCTTTTGTGGTGCCATATACAAAACACGGTTTTCATATACTTCGTGTCCACCTTTGTCATTAGGAGTTACTGCACATGCTATCATTTCTTCTTTTGCTAATACTGTCTTTCCAAATCTTCTACCGCAGTTGGCTACTCTGAATTGGGACTTACTCGTCGCTATCTTCTTCTGGGCTTCCGTCAGTTGGATTGTATTTGTCTGTGAGGTCATTTGGTATAACTAGTGGTTGTACTTGTTCTCCGTCTGAGGTTACATCTACACTATCTCCGTATTCGCTTTTTCTTTTTCTTTCTAGTAACCATTTAGCAGTCTTTATATCTCCTTCCTTTATTTTATCCTTTACCACCTTACTTGCCTCTAGTACTGGCTCATTTCGCAACCTTTCAATCTCGTCAGATAGTTCTTCGTCTTCGTCTAACCACCTATAATAAGTATCTTTGCTAATACCAGCATGAAAACAAATATCTTTTACTGTTGCACCATAGCTTGCAGCCTCTTTTAATAATCTTACCGTATCATCGTCTTTCTTGTAGTTTGTTTTTGGTCCTGGCTTAGCCATTTTATTGATTTTCAACTACTTTTAAATTATCTCCATCATATTGTAATATAAACGCATTATATTTATCTTCTTCTACCAATACAACGACTAGGAAATTCTCTATTTCTTCTGTTGATAAGTTGTCAATCTTTTTTGCTTTTAATTCCATATTGTTTCTGATTATCTAACTTGTTTGTTATTTAAAAAGGGTAATATTCTTTATTTTCAAATAGCTCACCTTTAAATACAAGTTCAAGATCGCCATCTAAATCGTGAACTGAAAAATTATAACCTAAGTTGGTGAGTTCGTAGCTTATTCCTACAAATCTTAGTTTAGCATCTTTTTCATTTTCAAACCGAAGCGGGGCAAAAAATTGTAAGTCGAAAACATCTAATCCATTAAGATACTCTGCGGCCCCTTTTATTACCTCGCTTAATGAGTAGTTAGGAAAAGGTGTTTTACTCTTGTTTTTCTTGTTCATTTTGTTTATTTATATGGTCTTCTGGGACGTAAACAGTATCTTCCGCTTTGTCGTCATCAAATTTATCAGATAGGTCTTTTAGTAGTGATATTATTTTTTTGTTGTATTCTGTCTTTTTCATGCTATTTTCTTAAATCTTTTGGTGTGTTGTCTTGTAGTTTGTTATAAATATCTCTGTATTGTTCTGCTACATCCATGCCGCCACCTTTTTGTACTGTAAAGTTTATGGCTTGGATTAACTTGTTTTTCTCTTCGTCAGTTAGTTGCATTTTGACTTTGTTTAATTAATTTAATTCTTTTGTTGTAACGTTTTTTCTCTTTTTGCTTTAGCTCTTGTATTGTAACATCAATGTCAAAAAGGCTCAACGATATGTTTAAAATAGTCCCGTTTAGTAGTTTCAGTCTTCTTTTATGTTGTTTTTTAATATTACTTACAGTATAGGGATAATCGTAAGCTCTTTGGTTTAATTCTATCATTCTTCTAGCTAACCTTTTAACTACTATCTCCTTTTCTGTTTTGTTTAATCCCTCAAACAAGTCAGTTTGTTTCTGTTCTCCGCTGCAATGTAAGCAAGAACAGTTAGGCTTCATTAGTTTTTTATTGAACTTTATTACAGGCATTATTTAGCTATATTATAACACAATTCTAACTACTTGTGTAATGCTTGCCGTTAAATATTGACTCTCCCTTTATTACTTCATTAATGTGTGCCGAAAAACTACCATCTTCTCTATAATTGACAACTGCAAAGGCATTTACCCAGCTGCTTGGTCTGTTTTTCATATAATCGGGATTTAATTCGCATGCTGCACCGATTGACATTGCCTTTACTGGTTCTCTGTCTGTTCTGGTGTGTTTTGTAAAACTTTGAACAGAATGAGTGTGTCCGTACATCACATTTGACTGATAAGCGTCTACATGTTTCCTTGCGTGGTATTTATTATGGTATGTGCCATGAGTGTAGTAAAGTTTTCCTATCTTAATATATTCATTGTATTCGCACATGGTTATATCTGGAAACTCTTTTTCTAAATCTATTATTTTTTCTCTTTCTGGTAAATCATTGATAGCGTCTTTTATTCTTTGCATGTCGTGGTTGCCTCCTGTCCAGTAATAATTTGCTTCTGGGCATATATTCTTTAAGGGCTTATAAAAATCCTCTCTAAACTGTTCTATCTCCTCTAACGTCTTGTAGATACCTTCTTCTACTGTGTCCTTAGTCCAGCTTCCTAAATATTCAGCGTCTATACAGTCACCAATCAATACAATATGGTCTGGTTTTAAGTCTTTAGCTACTTGAAATATTATATCTACCGTTGGTTCGTGCTGATAAGGAACGTGCAAGTCTGGAACTACTAAAGCGTCCTCACGTTTGTTGACTTCTATTTTGTAACTTTTCATGCGACAGGCATTTAAACATGATAAAAAAGTATTTAAAATTTGTTTTAGTACTAAGCCTATTATTTTTGTCGTGCTAGGCTATGGCACGTCGGAAAGAACAAAATTCGGAGTCAAGCTTCAGCTCTGCCAACTTCCTCTCGGAAATCGACGACAATCACTTCGCCAGTCTTGGGGTGTTTGAACATCCCTACATTGATTCCTTAAATGCTTTCTCTTTAGTCCAGTTGTCAATTCTATATTTAAAAGTGCTTTTGGAAATGTTAAAATACCTCGCCCACTGTGATAAAGACTTACTTTCATCATTATATTCTATAATTCTATTTCTTCTTTGGTTATTACAGTTTTCGATATTAGTTATAAACCTCACATTGCTGGGTTCATAATTTCCGTTATTGTCAATTCTGTCAATATATGATTCACCATTTTTCCATAAGCATATAAAGTATTTTTCTTCGGTATCTTTAATAAATTCCATAAAACTGTTTTTCCACTTGTCACAAACTTCTATACCTCTACCGCCATACAGATAGTAGTCAGATCTATTTTCATTACTGCATCTTTGTTTAATATTTTTCCAAGTATTGTAAAGAGGATGTTTTTTTAGCCCGTGTTTTTTATTTAAATTAGCACATACCTCTTTTCTAAGACAACCGCAGGATTTTGTTTCTCCGTAATTTAATGCACCTATAGATTTCTCAATTGTATTTCCACACTCACAACGGCACAACCAAACTCTACCTCTATTAGAAGTTTCACCTGTCCATTCTATGACAGTTAATCTTCCATATTTTTTGCCACTTATATCTTTTGCTTTAGACATTTTATGTAATTACTAATTCTATACAGTATTATACCAACAAAAACAAAATAAATCAAGCTAGTTTTTTTATACTAGAACTAGCAAACTAGTCGGAGTCTATGCTTGAGCAGGAAGATGCTCGTCTCGGAACGAAACAACCACCATCTCTCCAGTCTTCAGGTTTCGGTAGCAGCCTATTGCTGCGAAACCTATCATCTTTCGGAGAGTGTAGCCACCTGTGGTTTCAACCGTCTCTGGGATTTTCTGCATCTCTCTTCTCCTTGTAATCGATTCGCTGTCTGTAACGGCAACGATTGCAATGCCACGTGACTTGTTCACCCTCGATATTACTCTGGGTGAAGCCTTTATGAGGCGTTACATCGTCACACTTGTG